CAATATAATAGGAACAGTATCGAATTCGACAATGGCTCTAAAATAATGGCAACTACTACAACTGAAAACACAGGTAGAGGTATGTCACTTACAATGATTTACTGTGATGAGTTTGCATTCGTACAACCACCCGACAAGGCAAAAGAGTTTTGGACATCACTATCTCCTACACTATCAACCGGAGGTAAATGTTTAATTACTTCAACACCAAACAGTGACGAAGACCAATTTGCAATGATCTGGAAAGAAGCAAACAAAAGATTTGATGAATATGGTAACGATCAAATTGTAGGGACAAACGGTTTCTATGCCATGAAAGCACATTGGAGTGAACATCCAGACAGGAATGAAGAATGGGCGGAAACTGAAAGATCAAGGATAGGTGAAGAAAGATTCAGACGGGAACACGAATGTGAATTTTTAATTTTTGATGAAACGTTAATCTCAAGTTTAACTCTTGCAGACATGGAAGGTGTATCTCCTGTTGAAGTCACAGGACAAGTACGTTGGTTTAAACGTCCTACTCCCGGACATACATATATGGTATCGTTGGATCCATCGATGGGTACAGGAGGCGACTTTGCCGCAATACAGATTTTTGAACTGCCAACTTTTGAGCAAGTTGGTGAATGGCAACACAACATGACACCTATGAATCAACAAGTGAGAATATTACAACAAATAAACAAACATATACATGATACAATTATAGAAAAAGATGCCAGTGCTACACCTCAAATATTTTATTCCATGGAGAATAACACAATAGGTGAAGCGGCCCTAATGAGAGTGATGGATATAGGAGAAGAAAACATAATGGGTATGTTCTTAAGCGAACCTATCAGAAAAGGACACAGACGTAAGTTTAGAAGAGGTTTCAATACAACTGCTAAATTTAAAATTGATGCTTGTACAAAATTCAAAGAACTTGTTGAAAGTGGTAAAATGAAATTGAATTCACAACTATTGATATCCGAACTTAAAGACTTTGTAGCAACAGGGTTAAGTTACAAAGCAAAACCAGGACAGCATGATGACCTAGTAAGTGCTTGTTTACTAATGACACGTATGATGAAGGTATTAGCGGATTTTGACCCTAAAATATTTGAAAAATGGACCGATAGATCATCGGAAATGACTACACCAATGCCCATCTTTGGAAACTTTTATGGATAATAAATACAATATATGAACCCAAAAACATCTGCAGACTTGTTCAATAAAATACGTTCACAATTTTCTAATATTAGAATAGGTGACGAAAACGGTGTGCCTACAGGTGATCCTGAAAGTGCATCATTTTTTGAATTTGAATTCAAGGAAGATGCTGATACATTTGGATCAATAAGCATTAGTCTTGCAGACGGTGAAACAATGAAGGTTTTTTACAATCGTAATTTGGTAGACAAAATTGACGAAGATAGCAAGGACGAATGGTATGCATTTTTGAAAGAACTTAAGGATTTTGCAGTTGAGCATAGTTTACGTTTTGATGTGCGTGATATTACAAAATCGAACCTTACGAAGCAGGATTATCAAAATCTTGCAGATACGAACAAAACGGTAAATACTGACGAGATGCAGGAAGAACTTAACAGAATTACTAAACTAGCGGGTGTTGAAGTTAAAGAAGGTTTAACAGGCACAGCAAAAAGATCATACGAAAATCTAGACAAGACAAAATTAATAATACGACACACAGGTAAAGTTGACGAAACTGTACCAGGTTCAAGATCAAGACAGATACAATCATTGTACATTGAGAACGAAGATGGTGAAAGATTCAAATATCCACTTACACATCTAGCAGGAGCAAGAGCCATGATGAGACACGTTGCTAATGGTGGAAGACCACATGATGAATTTGGTCAACATATTGTATCAACATCAGAAGACATAGCGAAACTAAATTCATTTTCAAGATATGTTTCCCATAAAGATCAATTAAATGACAATGCTGGCGACATAATAGAACAAACTAAATTAAAATTAGAAAATCTTAGAGAGTATATGAGAAACTTATCAAAACAAACTCACTATGAAAGTGCAAGTAAAGATTTTAAAACATCTGAAGAACAAATATTAGATGACGAGACAGTTGCAAAATTAAGAGAAAAATTCACAATGACTAACCTAGACAAGAGAGTGGAAGATGCATTTCCGTTAATCAGTAAGGTCATGAGTGAATTAGAAACACAAAATCAAGAAGAACAAGTAACAGAATTAGATCCAGGTGATGAACCAATCGATGCACCCATGGAACCAGCAGTCGATCATGCCATGGTAGTTAAAAAGTTTTTGGCAGATCCAAACAGTAAAATTTTATTAAACAAAAATATGCCTGACGAGAAAAGAATGATGCCTAAAGATGCTGGACCTGAGGACACAAAAATTATGACAACATTGTCAGACATAGCAAGTAGAATGTTAACAAAAACACCAGACGAAGACAGAGTGGCAAACTTTGCTTCTAGAGTTGCTGACCAAATGAGTCAAACAGGACAACCGTTTGATCCCAAAGACCCAGATGCAGGAAAAAACAGAGATATAGCAAAAGCACTAGTGGCCAAATATGAAAAAGCGGCACAAGAAATTGACCCATCTGAATTCAAAGCCAAAAAAGATTTAAAAGGTAAAGCAAAAGAAACTGAAACATTTGAATCGTGGGCAGACGAAGTGACAAACGAATACGACACAAAGCCAAGAGACGAAGAAGATAGAAGAGCAAAATTAAAAGCACTCCAAGATATCCAAATGAAAACAGATCTTTCAAAAGATCCTGAGATGAGAGCAGAAATTATAAAACGTAGATTAGAGTTACAAAAAGACAAAGAAAAAGAACCAGCGTTCGCAGGTGAAGAAGTAACTTTTGAAGATATCAAACCTTATGTGTCTATGTACAAAGACGAGCAAGATGGTAAACTAGTTTATGACGTTTTAGACAAAGACGGTGCATCAGCATATAAAACAAAAGACAGCAGACTGGCTATGGATTACCTTTCAAAAAACTTTAACAAATTAAAAATGGACAAAGATGAAAGAGAAATATCCCAAATAATGAAATACGAAAATAAAGAATCATTAAAAGAATCAAGATCAAGAATAGTATCAGCAATCAAGGCCAAAGTAGACGGTGAAAATGCACAAAACATCGCAGGCATTGAAGAAGAAATTGCTAGAATCACACAATTAGCAAATTACCAATAATAGTACTAGACATTAGATAAATATAGTAGTATATTATGCACTAATGCTTAATATACATTTAGGCAAAAAACATAGGCAAAATAGGAGGCTTACATTATGGCTACATTGGCTGAAATAAGAGCGAAACTTAAATCTCAAGAACCTAATCGCTCAGGTTCACAAACAGGCGGAGACAACGCCATTTATCCACACTGGAATATATCTGAAGGCTCAGAAGCAGTCGTGAGATTCTTACCAGACAAGGATCAAGGTAACACATTTTTCTGGACAGAAAGAAACATGATCAAACTACCTTTCGCAGGTGTTAAAGGTCAAACTGATTCGAGACCAGTTACAGTACAAGTTCCGTGTATGGAAATGTATGGAAAAACTTGTCCAGTTCTAACAGAAGTTAGACCATGGTTCAAAGACAAAAGCATGGAAGATATGGGAAGAAAATATTGGAAAAAGAAAAGTTATATTTTTCAAGGTTTTGTTGTCAACAATCCGTTATCTGAGGACACAACACCAGAGAATCCAATTAGAAGATTTATCATTGGACCTCAAATCTTTAACATTATCAGAAGTGCGTTACTTGATCCAGAGATGGAAGAGTTACCAACTGACTTTGTAAAAGGTGTTGATTTTAGAATTAACAAGACAACCAAAGGCGGTTATGCTGATTATTCTACGTCAAAATGGTCTAGAAGAGAACGTGCTCTAGACGAAGCAGAGAGATCTGCCATTGACAAGTTTGGTTTACATAACCTAGGAGACTTTAGGCCTAAAGAACCAACTGAAGCAGAAGTAAAAATAATTAAGGAATTATTTGAAAAATCTGTGGACGGCGAGGCTTATGATCTTGAAAAATATGGGCAATACTTCAGACCAACAGGAAGTTTTGCA